AAAACAAACCTGTATGAGCACCTTTGCAGGAAAGAACTTATTCAAAAAGAACTGTTAGAAGCCAAGCAAAGTTTTGATAACCTTTGGGCTAGCAATAACAATGTCCAAGACCTTGCATCTATGATTTTTGAGAATGATGTCGAATCTGTCAGACATCAACTTGCTCAGACAATTTCCGATGCTCCCTATCTCGCTCTTGCTACAAAGAAGCAGATCACCAGCCTTCTTGGTAACTCCCTCTCTATCAATGAGATTAAGACAACTCAAAGGGACCTTAACAAGTTCGCGGGCCTTGTCTTTGAAATGAAGAAGCCTCTTAAGAAGTATGTTCTTGACGTTCTTAATGAGAAATATGGTATTGATGTGAGAAAACTGGATGAAGTTCCTACATTTAAGACGTTAGCCTTAACCGAGTCTGAGATAGTTAGACAGCTTGCTAATCACGCTCCTAAGGGTTCTATTATTAGTAAAACCTTAATGGAGCTTTCTAATACTCTTAAAACTAAGAACGGCGCGGAGTCTATTGATCTTGCCATGTTCTTAGAGGACTTGTTTGATGCTGCGGGTCATGGGGACACGCTTAACGAAGCGAGTCTGATGGATTACATGGACTTTACAAAGGTTGCTGATGACCTTGGTAAGATTGGGCAGGTTCTCAAAATGCTTGTCCCTGCCGTTCAGACTGCTGCTGATCAAGTACAAGATCACGGTCAAGACATGGGCGGCATGGGCGCTGATGAAGAAATGCCACAGGACGGTGAAGAGAGCGAAGATCCTTTAGGCTCCCCTGACCCTATGGATAGTGGCTCAGAAACTCCAATGCCCGATGCCAATACTGATGCTGAAGATGCTGCTGAAGAAGTAAAGGCTGAAGTAGCTGACGAAGAGGGCGAAGAGGAGATGCCTGAGGAAGGCGAAGAGGAAATGCCTGAAGAGGGCGAAGAGGAGATGCCTGAGGAAGGCGAAGAGGAAATGCCTGAGGAAGGCGAAGAGGAAATGCCTGAGGAAGGCGAAGAGGAGCCCGAAGAGATGGAGCAGGATGATTTGACTAGCTTACTCTCCAAGCTAGAAGACCTCCTTTCTGATATTAAGCCTGATGAAGAAGAAGGCGAGGAAGAAGATGAGGAGGACTATGATGAAGAAGAGGAAGAGGAAGAGGAAGAAGACCCCGAGCAGTATAAAACATAAGGAATAGTTTATGGCTTTTAATAAGATACCGCTTGCCCTGAAATTTAATGATACGACGGGCAATGCAGAGGGGTTGCAGGAGTTCACTCTTAACTTGAGCGATACAGGTGATGTTTGTACGGGAACATCACCTGTTCAGGGAGATTCTTTAGTATACAATGGGGGTGAATGGTGCCCCTCTACTCTTCCTGCCCCTGGTGAGTTCACTGGTAACCTTAGTGATGTTGGTGGAGTATGCACTGCTACCCCAGAGTTTGGTCAGGTATTAACTTTTAGTGCTACTGCTGGTGGCGGTGTGTGGTGTGCATCTACCGTTCAGACAGGCGGTGGAGGTGGGAGCTTGCCTAATGCTACGTCCACAGGCGATATACTTTTAGCTGATGGTGCTGGTTTTGTTTATAGTGCAAGTGCTCCTTCTGATGCAGGGTTTGTTACTGTAGATCATGCTCAACCTCTCATAACCTTTTCAGAAGAAGGGGAGATAATTACATATAATGGATCTGAACTAGAAGCAACATTCCCAGACTCCATATTTATCAGGATAAAAAACAATGATACTGTTGCCCTTAGCAATGGTGACCCCGTATATGTCACCACCAGCGGCGGCTCTGCTAATACATTATTAGTAGCAAGAGCAGATGCTTCAGACCCAGATAAAATGCCTGCTGTTGGGGTAGTTGCCGCTAATGGTTCTATTGATATTGGTGGTACAGGCAGGATTGTGTCCTTTGGAAAAGCTGATATAAACGCTACTGGTATGATCCCAGGTGATATTGTTTATGTTGCAGTGGGGGGTGGACTTGGTAATGCGCCACCTACAGGAGCAACTCATCTAATTCAAAACATAGGTGTCTTATCGGTGAGTGGGGCCAATGGTAAGATGAAGGTTACAGGTGTTGGTAGATCCAATGCTGTTCCTAATACAATTACTGTAGGGACTGGAGACTCTAAAACCACCATTCATGTTGATGGAACGTCTCTCGGTAATACAGAACCTAACTCTGTAGTTATAACTGATAGCTCTACCTCTGGTTATGCATCTGGCTTATCAGGTGTTTCAGGTGAATTAGTGTATTTTGAGGGAAGCCCTGCACGCCCAGGAACCCAATCAATAAATCAAGTATTAACAAATGCTGGTGAGAGAGTTGAAGATCACGATATCGAGGATTTAAGTAATGTGATAGCCACCGAGGTCGTCGGTGGCGAGGTTCTAACGTATAATGGAACTAAGTGGCAGGGACAGCGTGTAGCTGAATCCGATGGCTTTCTTTCTCAAAATGGAGTCCCAAACACTTTCCATACTTCTGGTGGAGATCCTTTAGTTAGGCTTGATGCGAGTTCAGCCAGTGCCTCGTTAACTGAAGCTTACACGTTCACTATCCCTTCAGGAACCTTAGGAGATTATAAGGACGTTGAAATTGACTACTACGGTCGTCATCTCAATAATGCCGGAACTGGTGGTGACCTTAGAATGGCTTTTACCATGGGTGGTGTTGGTATATTTAACTCTCAAACCTCCCAGGGTACGGGAACGAACCCAATGAGGTATCACTTAAATATAAAATTAGCATCTATGACTGGCAATAAGTATCACGTATTCCTAACGTTTACACAAGGATCACAGGGCTTTTCTACATCCGGTCAGGGAAACCTTGGATCTATGCATAGGGAAGGTGTGATGCATTCAGAAGCCACGTTGACCAGCACTGTTGCTAATGATATACTTTTTGAAATAAGACATCAAAACTTCGCTACGGTCACTGAGAAATACTTTACTATTGACTCAGTGAGGGCAAAGGTCTTACCTAATGCACCAGAGTCAGAGTAACCTAACCTAGCAGCATATCACCGCGCTTAAGAGAGTTGAACAGTCGAGTGTAAAACAACTCACGTAATGAGTCTAACTCTCTCATAACGCTGTTTAGGTTACGCAGGGTTGACTCGGAGATTTTCTTACCTTCTTTGATCCCCTTTAGGACATCTATACAACCGTCGATCATGTTTTGCTGATCTTTCGTAATCTTGTTGATCGTATCAACCTGTGCTTCCTTGCTTAATATCTCAGAATCGGACATTGTTTACCTCAAACTTTAATCTCTTGTAGTGGTTTATTCTATTCTTGGAATGCTGCTCTAAGTAGGGTATCCTGTCGTAGAAGTCGTAAAAATACATAGTGTCCTTACCTTCGGCTTTACGAATACCTCGACCTAAGCCTTGTAGGGTAGGAACTTCACCAGATAATCCTCTAGCATTAACCATGTGTGTAATCTCGTCAATACTAATACCAGTTTGCATAACTGTAGTCCCTACAATAGTAGCAGGCTTATCATCATCCACGAATCTTTTTATCACATCGTATCTAGATTCGATATCGTCCTTACCCTCGATTGTGTAACAATTATCTATACGCTCTTGTAGGTTTTCTACATGTTGCAAGTTCTTTACAAGTATTAGAATCTTAGCTTTAGGGTTAGATTGATACACTCTCGATACAACTGTCTTAATCTTGTCGTTGCGTCTATCACAGTTTACAATATACTCATCGTAAACTTCAAGGTATGAAAGATCTTCGTTGACAGATGATACGGGAGTATTATCTATAACCTGGATAACAGGCTTTGCCAAAGCTCCGTCTTTGATTAGATCTTCTGCTGTCCTTGTTGTATACACAGCCCCGAAAGCGCCCTCTAAGACCATCCTAGCGTTGATATCCTTTGCTACCTCCCTGGGAGGTGTAGCGGTAAAAGCAAGCCTGTAGGAGGCGTTAGGGAAGCTCTCAACGGCTGCTATGGTGGTCTCACCCTTACAGAATTGGTGGGCTTCATCAACCATAAGCAAATCAGCTTGCAGGTGTGTGTCAGTTATACGCTCAATACTTTGAACTGTGGATAACATGATCTTACCTGGGACATACCCTTCTCCTGAGTTGTAGCCAAGATCTCTGATACCACATGCTTTGAAGAACTCGTAAGTCTGGTTGAGAATGCCTTTCTCTCGGAAAAGAACAACTGCTGTGATATCTTTCCCATGCTGTAGGGCCGCAATACATCCAGCCATAATAAGGGTTTTACCAGATCCGGTAGGGCTGTCTACAATAGCACGCTTTCTTTTTAGACATTGGTAAATAGCTTTTTCCTGGTATTCGCGGTATTCAAACTTACCTACTGCTGGGATAAAGTGCTCTTCTTGTTCCGGCCTGTCTTCCCATTCAATGTCTTTAGCACCGATCTCTTCTAAATCTTTTAGTATGCGTCTTAAGATACCAGTCCTGAACTTACCATTAGATGTGAAGTATCTCTTTTTGCCATCCCATCTTCTATTCTTGTAAGCAGACGAATACTGGTAACCCGGCACGGGAAATGAGTATTTATCTTTCAAGGCTGCTATTATCTTAGGATTATCTGTTTCTAACGTAGACGTTAAGTTACCTACAGTTATCTTCATATACTATAATAGTAGATGTGAAGACAGAGGTTTTATATGAGTGATATTAAGAAAATTCAAGAAAAAGCAACGCCGAGCAGAGAGTCTGATTTAGAAGCGTTGTTTGGGGACTATAACGATGAGCCTATAACTATTGTTGACATTCCTTCAAAGGGTAAGTTTTACAAAGGATTCCAGGGGGTAACAATAAGCCCTTTAACGTTCTTAGATGAGCAGAGTATTCTCGGATCTAAGGGCTCCAAGGGGGATATTGTTTCTAATCTTTTAGAAAAGACTATCAAGGGTGTAAAGGTGGAAGAACTTCTTTCTATGGACAAGATGTTTCTTCTCATGAAAGTTAGAGAAGTTTCCTATGGAGATTTATACGACTTTACTATTACTTGCCCCAACTGCGATACCCAAATAAAAACAAGTTTAGCCTTATCTGAGCACTTAAACATGAATCAAGTATCCGATGACCTTGAAGATCCTAGAGAAATTATGCTCCCTAAGTTAAAGGTTAAAGTTCATGTTAGATTCCCTAGAAGCAGAGAAGAATACTTTTTAAATAGTTCTGAAGAGTTGTTCAAGAACATCTACAGGTTTGTGGAATCTATTGACGGTAACGAAGACCCTATTTTTATATCCAAAGCCATTAAAAGAATGCACATTATGGATATCAAAAAGATCATAGCGGAGATCAACAAATCGGAATATGGCATTGATCCCAGATTCATATTTGATTGTCCCGAATGTCAACACTCTGAAACATTAGCAATCCCACTTGATGTCACTTTTTTTTCAGTGAGCTAACTGACAGTTTATCTCAAGAGGATCTTCTTTATCAAGCGTATATATTAATAAACAAGGTAGGCTTATCTTACTCTGATGTGAAAATAATGAATCAGAAAGAAAGGTCAATGTTTATTAAGTTCTATACTGAAGAGCTAAAGAAGCTGGAGAGTTAGCATGAAAATCAACGATAATCAAGTCACTACGAGACATGAAAGGCCCACTGTACAAGGTCCGACTGCCCTTGTGTTATACTTTATAAATGACGGGCAATACTACGATCCTGAGTCCATTAGCGGAGTCTCTATCTTTGCGGATAAAGATAATCAGTCCCCTAGTTCAGTAATAGGCTCAAACAATGAGATTAAAGGGAGTGTAACAGGTAGTATCCTGATGCACTTCTCTAACGAAAACTCTGACACTACCAGCACTGACTTTGACCCTAATGGTTATACTGGGGGGTCTACATCCAGCATATACAAGCTATCTCAAGGTAAGTATGCAGTAGTATTAGATAACGCTACTGAAGCGGGTGAGTTTACTTTCTCAAGCCAGAATACCATAATACCCAATACTCTAGATAAGACGGGTAGTTACATTGACGTATGGACTGTCCAAAGAGCAGCAAACTCTAAGTTAGACACTATTATCAATGAGTTTACTCTCACTGAGGATAGGTTCTTTGCTGTTACAGAGCCACTGCTCTTCCGCGTCGCTACTAGGTTAGAGAATAATCACATCGTCTTAGGCTCTAAAGTGGATCTTAAGTTCACTAACGAGTTCACTTTAGAGAATGCTAACATTGACCGCAGCATTGTAAACCTGTTTAAGCAATCGCTAGTTACTGATCCAATGCTTGAGATTTACAAAAAGAATCAGGACCGCAACCTTGAGGCTAGGGTAACAGTCTCTGGCTATACTGAGACATCTGGCCTGATGGATACTACCTCAGAAAATACTGTAATCTTTACCTTTGATACCGAAGAACTCAAGACTCACCCTCGTATGCTTGATGGTAAGCTAGGTTCACAAACAGGAACTTATGTTGCTAAACTTAAGTTCACAGCTTTGAATCAGACCATTGTATCAAATGATATGGCCTTTATCATACGCTAGATACATTAGGTGAAGTGCATCTAGCTTTCCAATCTTCTCAGCCTCCGCTCTTAGGAAGTCTGACCCTTTCTTAACGAGCATCTCATTCCAATCCTTGTAGGGAGCGGGGGGTACAACGGAGAACAAGTCATCCCTGCGAATCCAGTGAGCAAGGTCCATAAACTTTCTGCGACCTTTCGTCCCTGCTTCATCATTGTCGAAAGCACAAACAAGCGGACCTGTATACTGGCTGAGTTGCAGTATCTGCTCACGGCTTGTAAAGCAGCTTAGAGTCGTCGTTGCATTCAACCCTACCGCCTGGAGGCTAAGGCAGTCAAAGACGCCCTCAGTGACGTACAGGGGCTCCTGAGAGGCATAATCGAAGGGGTATAGGACCTGGGAACTCTTGAGGTTTTTACAGTTCAGGTATTTAGGCTTTTCGTCCCCCTGTGCTCTGCCTTGGAAGTAGAACAACTTTCCATTGCGATTGATGAACGGGATAATCAACCTTCCCTTGTATTTGCCGTTTGTGGCTAGGAAGAACTTAAACTGGTTGAGTCCACGCCCCACAATAAAGGGGTGATCATCAACGACCTTGAAGTTATCGGCTTCATCCAGGTCAGAATCAATTTCGTTAGGGTCGAACTCCTCAAGGGGTCTACTCCCTTTGTATCCAGACATGAAGTCTTCGAATACAAACTTTTCGTAGGCTTCCCGATAGCTGCACTTTTCAAGAATCGCATATAGCTTAAGAAAGTTACCAACCTCACCAGTCTTAAAGCACCTCCACAGGCCAGTTTCGGTGTTGATAGACATGTGACGCTTGTAGTCATTATCTAGAAAGATAGATGGCACAACTAATTCCGTATCGTCACTCTGAAGTCTATAATTAGACTGGAACCTGTCTAGACAGTATTTTCTAATGAAGGAATCGGAGTCCATGTTTATAAATAGTATTAGTGCCTCTAAGAGTGACATTATAGACCAGTGCCTGTGGAAATACAGACTGAAGTATATCTTGAAGCTGCCGGGATTCGGAGCTAAGAATGAGGATGCCTTGAACTTCGGATCCTTTATTCACAAGATATTTGAACTGGGTTACAAAGAAAAAGACATCAAGTCTCTGTTAAGGATTGCTGAACAGGAGCGTTCGGTCTACAAGGTTCCTTTCCGTGAGAATGATAGAATGAAGTCTTGCCTAGAGAACTTCCTTCTGTGGAATCAGAAAATGGGGGAGACGGTTTCCACAGAGCAGGTGTTCACGCTACCTTTAGATGAAAAACATGACATTAACTTTATTGGTGTAATCGACCGCGTCATCAAGGGGACTGATGGTGGCTATCTTGTTATTGATTATAAGACATCCAAGAGAGAGAAAAAGAAGAGGACTCTCATGGATGATAACCAACTAAAGGGGTATGCCTACGCTATTCACAAGACGTATGACGTGCCTTATGATCAAATCTACTGCGCCCATTACTACCCAGTTACAGGTAACTTTGTAACTGTTAAGTTTTCCAAGTTCCAAATAGAAAGATGGAAGAAAAAACAGACTGAAAAGGTCTGGCGAATCCGCAAGAAAAAGAAGGATGAGTTCTGGGCTCAGGAGAACGTTTTCTGTGACTGGTGTGAGTATAAGGAAGCGTGCCCGAAGTTCCAGTCAGAGCAGACTGTGTGCAAGCGGATTGACGAGCAGAAGGAACTGAAGAAAGATCAGTCGAAGAAGAAGTAACGAATCCCAACCAGAACGGCACCTATAAACAACAGGAGACCGGCGAGGTCATCACCCTTCCCGTAAGGGCCAGGGTCGATGCCGTGCTTCGAGATAAAATTGCCGCGATAGAAGGAATCTCTTGTGTTTCTGTTGCTCATATGTCTTTTAGTTTTCCTTTTATTATAGGGAAGTATATCTCGTAATCAACATCTTCAAGGAAAGATTCGATAACTTCTTTATTAAAACCTGAGTCAACCACTAAAAACTTATAAAGAGTTTGCATCTTTAAAGGCTTCCTAGTGTCTAAAGACTTTAAAAGTCTTATCTGGTAGAGGCTAGGTAACCTTTTACCGTATTTAAAACTCCATTTATCTACAAATTTACTAGAGAAAGTAAAGTTAAGTAAATCAATAATTTCGACTAAGTCCTCTTCTAAAGTGCTCATATTATATAAATAGTTATAGAGCACACCTACTCCAGAAAATTACTAAATATAGTAAAAGTTACAAATTATTACAATGATTTACTTTTTGTTACCTGAGCTTAGAGAGCGTTTATTTGCTAATGAAAGAAAGTATAAAGTTAGAGAAACATCTTACTCTGGGCTTAGACCTGGAGACCTCATCCAGTTTGATTATATGGGCTCTTCTAGGTATGGGTATGTCTTAGCTTCTAAAAAAACAACTTCTGGATTATTCACTTCTCTTAAAGGTACCAGACTTTCCAATGTCTTAGATATTGGAGGGTTAGACGAGGGTGATTTTACGCAGTTACTAAATAATATATACAACAACGAGTCTAAGGCTGATTATCAAGACCTGAAGAAATCTGGGTTCTTAGATGATACTAAAAAGTTTAGAACTTTTCGTTTGATGGGACTAAGGAATATTTTAAAAGTTTATTTGGATTTAGAAGATGAGTGAGATGGACTACGTATACCAGCAAATGACATCATTTGCTGACGAAATAAGCAAAGCAGCGTCCGAAATATCAGATCAGACTAGCTTAACTAACAAGTTTAATAAAGATTTTGGTCAACTCACTAATGGACTTCTTCCTGACTTTAACAGAGAATTTGTAAAGTTTAATGATGAGATTACAAGAAGTGTAAAGTCTTTTAAAGACCTTCGAGACCCCACTAATAAGTTAGCTGAAGGCTTTAAAGATCTTAAAAAGAAAATTGATGATATAACCGGTAAGGCCAGCGCGCCAGCAAGCGGCCCAGCGCCGCCGACACCCCCATCGCCGCCGCCCCCAACCGGCGGCTCCGGCGGCAATAAGCCGCCAAATACTCCAGCTACTCCTCCGAACCCCCCACCGGCTAACCCTGATCCTGGTAAAAAAGTAGTCTCAGCTTTCGATGGTATTTTTAGATCATTTAGAAGGGTAGTAAATTCCAATACCACGGCTATGCGTGGTTTGGGTACGAGACTAATATCCTCTTACAATATAACTAATAAGCTAACCGAAAACATTGAAGCCTTAGAACAGCAGCAATTACAGGGTTATGCTATGGGCATAGACAATATAAGGTTTATGCAAGAGAACAGCCAAGCTCTGGAGAATTCCACAGTCGGTCAAAGGGAGCTAGCAGCAACTCTTCTTAGCAATTTTGATGCTGGTATCCGTAAAAATACTACCGGCGTTAATAGTCTAAATGAAGTTCTCATAGCTACCGGGCAAGGGACTGAAGGTTTGCAAGCAATGAACGCTAGGCTCTTATCTGTAACTGGTAAGAACTATGGGGTCATTGATCGTTTGAGTAGGACAAATGAAAACTTATCAGATACTTACCAAGTTTCTAACTCTAAACTAATAGAAGCAGTAGAGGCCCTAACAAATGAGATGGAAACTGCTGCTATGTTTAGTGATCAAGCGGCTGAAGGTATGGGCACCCTAGCTACTGATATAAAAGCTAAAACCGGGGGTGTGGTCTCCGATAAAGACTTAGCTTCTTTAGCAGAACTTCTCACACCTTCTTTAGATAACTTAGCTTCAATCAATCTTCTAGGGGCTAGGGACTTATCTCAGAAGGTAGCCGAAGGAAGTCTTACTTCTTTTGAACAGCTTACTCCTTTATTAGATAAAATACAATCAACTAATGAGAAACTATTAGGTCAGGGGGGTTCACCTGAGGACTTAGCTGCTGCCCGCAGGGTCGCTGTATCGCAGTATGGCTTAAACGAATCTCAATACCAAGCTTTATTAAGAATCGCAAAACTTCAAGATGCTGGGGTAGAAATCAATAAAGAAGCTACAATGGCCGCTGAACAAGAAAAGGAGTCACTTAAGAATGCTAGAGAAAAAGCTAATGACTTCTTTTTCAATGCTGGGACTAACATATATAAGCCTTTAGCCGCCATCGCTCCAGCTTTAAACTCTATGTCTATAGCTATAAATGCCATGGGAGCAGCAGGCGGCGCATTAGAATCTCTTTCAAATCTTCCTGGAATGAAAGGGGGTAAAGGTATAAAGAAACTAGGATTAAAACTTGGAGGGAGAAAAGGTTTAAAAGCTGCTGGTGGTTTGATTAAAGGTGTGGGCAGAGTAGCTAAAGCCAGTCCATTAGCCATAGCGGGCTCTTTCTTAGGAGACGTTTTAGATATGGGTGAAAGGTCTTTAGGGTTTGAAGAAGGTAGCACTGTAGATAAGAGTACTAACGTCCTTGGCAAAGCTGCGGCTTGGGCCGGGACCGGGGCTATGCTGGGTAGTTTCTTCCCTGGATTTGGCAATGTGATTGGTGGGGCTTTGGGCGGTTTAGCCGGTGCTATTGCAGGTGCTATGGATGAGTTTGGGGAAGAAACGAAAAAGAATCCTAAAAAGACAGCCGAAGAGATTGAGAAGCAGAGGAGTAAGTCTGAGGCTGAAAAGAAAGCAGCCGCCGCGAAACAAACTAGGGAATTACAATTTATGTCTAATTATGTAAGGCGAGCCCATGAGTTGGCTCTTGTAAGTGACCCGGCTTCTCAAGAAAAGCTTGACGGGATGAATAAACAACTACTCAATTTGAACACCAAAATTGAAAGTATACCTAAAGATCCAATAGGGGGTAACTAAAGTGGTAACTTATAAACTTGATAAACTTAAAAGAGCTTTACATGAGAGGTCTCATTTAACTTTAGAGTTCCCGCAGTCAGGGGATAGAGTTATTAGAACCTTTATTCCTTTTTTAGAAAATCCAATAATATCTGAAAAGGGTAAAGCAAATTTAAATACTTATAATCTAGTTGGCAGGGCTGGACAACTTTTCTCATATGCCGGTGCTGAGTCTAGGAAGTTATCCTTAACTTTCCATATAAGCTTACCTCACTTAATGCAGATGGATACTGAAGAAGGAATAACAGACAAATTTAAACGACAGTTTAATTTATTTTTTACTAGTAAAGAAACTGCGAAAGATAATTTTAATCTTAAGAAAAGACCGATAACCCCTAATGTTAGAAATAAAGTGACTGGGCAGTTAAGGTTCCCTGGGTATCCTGAAACAGGCCCAAACCCCGCACCCGCTAATCCCGCTAGTAAGTATGATTTTCCTATTAAGGATACTGGTGGGTTAGGTAAGAATCATGCTGAGATACACCGTAACTACTACAGGCAAGCGGCGGATGTTATAACAAGAGCGGCTGCTCCTCCTGAAGAAATATTTTCTGATAGGCCCATTACGCCTAATGTGCCTAATAAAGAAACTGGGGTCTTAAGATTCCCAGGCTACCCCCCAACGCAGACAAACGGAGCCCCTTTAAATGCTAATCAGAAAATATTAAAGAAGTATAATCCTGATGCCGACTATTCTGCTGTGAATAAGTATATTAACATGGTTATTGTTTGGCTTAACCTAATCAGAGGCACCGTTTTAAACAGATCTGATAACACTACTTATGGTCCTCCTATCGTTAGGCTTACCCACGGAACTTCTTATGTTAATGTCCCTTGTTTAGTGGAGAACTATGGAGTGACTGTCCTAGAGGAGGCGGGCTATGAGTTTCAAACTTTAACTCCTAAGAGATTCCAGATAACAATGGAGTTAGTAGAGTCTCGAACAGGAGATTTTGGAGATTACGTCCCAGGTGAAGTCTTATCTGGAGATAATCTTACAGGTTGGGAGTCTATTATAAGTAATAATGATATTGATCCTTACAACGGATTGATAGGGAGAGATGGTGACGATTATGGCGTCTTATAATAATCATTTAAAAGTTGGATACTTAGAAGCTACGCACAAGAATAAAAAGGTAGCTACGTCTTTAAATTCGTTATCCTTTAGAAGTTTTATAGATGATATTGATAATATGTCTTACTTAGAGGGGACTATCCCCCCAGGATACGAGCACCGCGCTGATAAAATCTCTGAACTGTTTTACGAAACTCCGTCTCTAGATTGGCTTATATGCTGGGCTAATGATGTTTATGACCCTTTTCAACAATTAAATGTTGGGGATACTATAAGAATATTGGATCTTTAGTATGAAATCTAAACCTTACAATATTATTGTAACCAAATCTAAAGCTGTTGTTCAGAATTTATTTTTCCCTAAAAACAGAGCTAGAGCCAGCTTAGATAATTTTATTAAGGATTTGGATACTGAGACTAGAGACAACCTATTGATACTGTCTCCCGGTCGTGGTATGGGCTTTTTAGAGTTTGATGCCAAATTTCCTACGGGAGGCACCCAGGCTTACTCGGTTTTAAAACTAGTAGACTCTTCAGAAATATCTGAATTTTTTGTGTTAAATAAACACCCAATACAGTCCTTAGCTGAAAGTCGTATACAGAAAAAAAGAGCAGCCTTCCTAAGCAGGTCACCTTCAGATGCTAACGCACCTTCCCAGGACACTGGGGGTGATGATGACAGCACCTACTTTGTTTCGTTTGGTATTGGTGATGATATTAGAACTTGGTCTGGACCTTATCGGTTCATTCTTTCCGAAGCTTCTCATAAGCTAACTGATGATGGAGTTAAAGAAGTTTCATTATACTTCACAGCAAATGCAGAAAGTATTAGATGCTTCTCTAATAACTTTATAAATGACGGTTCCTACACTAGGTTGGAATCTGTTTTTGATTCTAAACATACAAAGTATGGACCTATAAAGATTGAGGCTGAAGTGGAGTTCCCGGTGATAAGAGGCATATTCCCTACATTTCAAGGGTATGATGAAAACTACATTACGGTCACCCAAACACCAGCTTTTAATTATTGGATAAGAAATTTACTTAAATGCTATATAAACAACTTATTCCCCAGTGTGCCTAGAGGTAATATACTGCCCATTTTCCCTGTAGACTTGGACAAAAGCACTAGACCTACTAGGAAGAGTGAAGGTGGGAATGAGAAAGAAGAGGATGTTAGGGATGAATCCCCTGTCCTATTAAAGGACTACAGGGGAGCGGATATACTAGACCACTCAGGTAAGCTTAATAGTTTCGGTATAAGCATCTCACCTACTTTAGGGACTGTTAAAGAAAATTCATTTGAAACGAGGAGCGAAGCTAGTAAGAATTCTGGGCAAGGCTCAACATCCACTTCATTAAATTCTAGAAGAACTAAGGTAGTTAACAACTCCAGAATTGAATCTAGAATAGAAGAGATTAAAAAGTATGCTAGAGGGGAGGATGGCCCCTTCCTTAGAACTCTCCGTGATGAATGGTTTGCTATGTCCTGGGGACCGGGCGGAACCCACGTTTTGGTTGGATCTAATTTTGAAAAAGGTTTAAACGGGTCTGAAAGAGAAATACCGCTAGCTAATGAAATATCTGATGAATTGTTGGATAGGGGCTTTCGCTCAATGGCTACCTATCTTGAAACATCAGACAACTCTATTAAGAGTAAACTGATAAGGCATTTGGTTTATAAGGCAAACAGCAAGTTCATCTCCCCATCGCGCAGTGGGAGTCGCTCTCGACGACAGCTTCGCAGTGATCTGCTGGAGTATTATGCAGATAGCTTAGAAAAGTTGTCGTTCGAGCCTTTCACACTATATGAAATTACTAATTCTCAAATAAGCCAAGAAGATAAGTTAAAGGGCATAATAACTAAAACCGCTGGGGAAGCTGCCGCTGTTCTTAGAAGGGCCGATTGGGAAAAATCAAACGGATCTCCTATCACTCCTAATATTAGAAATAAAGCAACCGGAGAGTTGAGATTCCCCGGTTATCCTGAGACTGTTACCGCTAGTGTCGAATCGAGTGAGGGGATAACTAGGGGTATTCAAAAGTTTGATGCCATTCGTTCAAACCCCGACTACACCACTGAGACAGACAAAATAGATGTCATAACAAAAGCTAAAATGGTCATGCGTAAATTATGGGGCCGCGATTCTAACGAAAAAGCCTCTGGACCTGCTTTTGATCCTTTGTATAAGTTTGTTGCTGGTTTAAGACCCTACATGGATAATAATGCTGATTATTGTTTTTTTGAAGAGAATGATACGAAGATATTAAAACTTCTTTATGACAACAACATTATAAAAGACGCTTTCTCGCCAGCTATTATATTTGGTGATAGGGACGTTATAAAAAAGCTTATATACCCAGAGGAAGGATTTAATTTGAAGTCAGACATTACAAGTAATAAAGTGCCAGATGCTACGTTTACTTATGTTATTAAACCTACCCCTAACTGGGATGGTTATCAAGAGCAGTTTAAGCAAGAATTCTACTCAGTATCAAAGAGAACATCTTCTTTTGGGGAGCAACCGGACTTCGGACCTTACACCTCAAAGATTTCTAAAGCTCTTGAACCTAACGACTTTATCTTCATGCATAATGTTAAAAACTCTAACGTATTGAGAGTTGACTATAAAAATCAAGCATTCCTTCATACCATAAAATCTTTAACCCCTGATTCTGAAATAAAGGTAGCAGCTAGTAACGCAAAGTTTCAACAAACTGTAAAGAATAACGAAACGTTTATTAATAAAATTACGGGATACCTGAAAGGTAAAGGCATAAACAAGGAATTCGGAAATCAGCAAGCAATATTAGCCAGTGTTACAAACCTAATAGAAACTGATAATGATTTCCAAGATTTCATTGTAGAGTCTTTAGAGAATGGTCCATCTTCTACTGTTCAAGCATTGGACTTTCTTGATCTAATATCATTCCTAGTCGCTGATGACGACTTGCCTAACCCAGGCCCTAGAATAACTGTAGATATGGGTAACCGCCATAAAGCGTATGCCAGTGTTATCGAAGACTTCAACAGACTGACAACAAAAGCTGATATTAGGACTTTACCTTTTTTTAATCACCCTCCTATGTTTAATAAACATTGTTTCTTGTTTGGACTTCAAAACAGTATAAGAGGGTCTGTTTTATCAGGAAAGCCATTAAAGTCAGTGTTTACTGGTAGATATAATATTTTAGAAGTAAGACACTTCTTATCTAACTCGGATGCTTTTTCAGAGTTTAAGTTGTCTAGGTTGCTACCCAGGGATGAAAAAACATCAGCATCGACAATGCCCAACTCCAGTATCACACTAATTGATTGGATAAAACGTGCAAAATCTTTAAACGATAAAAAATGAAAGCAGTAAGAGGACAAGTAATATCTAACGTGGACAGTAGTATGGAGGCTGAGTTCTGGGCTATGTTTCCAGAGGTTGGTGCCGATGCTTATAAAGTGACATACACTTCACCCTTCTTTAAAGTAAACTCAGGAGGTATTTTAGGAATACCTTCTAAGGGTGATCAGATCCTAGCTTTTTGGAATGAATCTGCGGGTAGGGATGAGAGCGAGTTTTACTACATTTCTACTATAGTTTCAAAAGAAGATTTAGAGGAAGAAGATCAGGATACCAAGTTTAATGTCTTACCAGAAAATGACTTACCTGCATATAACTCACAGGGTCAACCCACTATGCAGTATTTCACTAATACTGCTGGCGCTGGACTTTATATTCACAGGGACCACAGTGCTAACAAAATTGATAACAATGTCATATTAAAAGCTGAAGGTGGTGAAGAGGTTACGGTGTGCCCTTTAGGAGTTCAGATAAGGAATGCCGATGGGGATTCAGTTGTTCTGAATGGGTCTGAGCCTAATGAAGCCTATGGTGCTAGGAGCTTTGCGATTGAAACTCAAGGGTCTCATGAGTATAAGTGTATAGCTGGTGATATAAACATGAGAGTTATTGATGGAGGGGATATCAATATTGAGAATAACTCTTGGGGTTTATATGGCCTTCCCCCCTGGTTTGGCAATGTCAGAGTTAAGAGTAGGTGGAAGGATGTTACTTTAGCAGCCCTTGGTCTTGTAAGTAGGATACATATAGTTACTAATACTGGTAAAATAACTATAAACGGAGCTACAGGAGAGATCGAATTGTTTACACCTACCAATATAAGTTTGAACGCTGGCGGCGCAATCACCTTAAATGCAGGTGCTTCTATATCATTAAATGCAGGTGGGATAGCGTCCGTAAATGCTCAAGGCGCTGCATCTATCAATAGTAATGCCGCTGTCTCTGTAAACTCTAACGGGCTTACAAGTATCACAGGTCAGGCGGTAGACGTTAATTCTATAGGGTCAACAAGTGTTAATAGTGGAGGATCCACTAGCGTTAATGGCGGCGTGCTTACTTTGAATACTATACCTTACCTTTTCCATCCGACAGGGCCGACCGGCGGCTCCTCCGCCGCGCCCAACGCCCCGGTCCCCGCGACCCCAATAAACGTATCTCTCCCTGCGATCCCCACTCCTCCCGTGATAGTCCCGCCAATACCCAATGACTATGCCGATGGAGTTCCCGGCGCTGACGGCGGAGGAGCAGTCTAATGGCATTTGACGCAAAGTCCTTTCTAGCTGACGGTGGAAACGCAAATCTTGGAACTTCTTTAGGAGTTCCCAGTTGTATGCTAAATTTAGCTGCTGACGTATTAAACTTAATACCAAGCCCTATTCTTCTAGCTCTGCGTCACAGCTTGGCTATGGGCAGGGCTATTGCTGATGGCATTATTAGGAGAATCAACTCTTACATTAGAGATCTTTTAGGTATTTCTTTATTCCCTAATAGAGATGGCTTCTTTGGATACTTCTCTGATTTTTCTAGAATGGGTTTAGATTTAATCAGCGGAATTACCGGAGTCATAGGTACTTTCATAGGATTCGCTCAAGCTGCTGCGGCTGCCTTTAATGAGTTGAGGGACAGGTATAATGCCGCCAAAGATTGCTTAGATAAGTATAAACAGTATCTCGATTATACAAATGGTAATGCGTCTGAAAGGAGAGAAGAACTTGCTGCTTCTAACCCTGCTGCTTATAATGACATGATAGACTCTCAGCTTGGAGTTTACCTAAGACAAGCGGAGCAGGCCCAAGCTTTTATAGACGCAGTTAACAATCAGATAAGGATTATTGATGACATTCTTCTTCAAAGAACTTTAAATCCTGAACTTGAGCCCAATGCTGACTTAACCACTATTGAATCCGTTTTCAGGCTTGATAATGGTCCTCCAAGATCTAAGAGTGGTAAGTTTGTATTATCTATAGACGGTCTTTACTATGATTCTCAAACTAGCGGTATAGAGCCTGCTCTTTTAGAGCTTTCTGAAAGGGATAGTGGCTTAAGAGGAGGCGAGGACGATAAGAACGCTAATCTGTGGAGATTAGAGTTTGATCCTAGCCTGGGTGGGAGGGGAGTACCAACTTCTTCAAAAAGTCTCAAGTCCTACTTTAATAGCGTATTAGATCCTAACATTATTGACGATTCTAAATCTCTCACTAAGTTCTATACGAAAGACGAACTCTTGCTTAACCTGGAAGGCCAGAAGGATAGGAGAGTTTATGATGTGTCTTCAGAACTTCAAGACTTGATTGATGCTGAGGCTGGGGTAGCTATTATTGACAACGCTAGACAAGTTTTACTTTCTCAAACTTCTCAGTTTCAAGATAAGATTAATAAGAGGAAGAAGCAAATTGAGATTGCTGTTAAAATTCCTACATTCCTGAAAGAAGCTCCCGTATTTAAACCTGGGGAAATACCTATAAACGATTTCTCATACTTAGCGGGAACTAACTTTTTAGTTGGGATTGAAGCTCAGAGAAGCATAATTCTTGATCAAGCAGATGTTACTGGGGTTGTATTGCCTTTAGATGTTAAGTTTACTGAAAAGATTGATACGCCTGATCCCTTAATATTAGAGCATATCTACTTATCAAATATAGCAAAGGGTGAGGTGGTTGATAATGCGTCCTCTGTATCTTCTGCACCTAGCCTTCAGATAAATACTAGGATTGTTGAAGAAAATCTTGAAGTGTTATACAATTATCTTACTGCCGATAATAGTCAGCCCTTTGAGTCTAACTTTGACCTCAGAAATAGCAGCAGATATCAAGATTCTCACAATGGTCAACTCGTAGGTGAAACTTCTTCTGTGTTCGACAAGGGGCTTGGGATAGCTAAACTAGAAGGTATTTGCAAGATTAACAGTTCTAATAATTCTATCCTATCTTCGGTGGGTAGCTATATTAGACTACCGGAAGTTTCTCAGCTACAGGACTTGTTCTACAACCCTAAGGGTAGTTCTTTTGAGACTTGGATTCATATGCCGAGCCTGTCCTCTGACGATGGTTACTATGTAGACGATACGTCTACCTCTGCATTATACAGGTTGATATTGGCTAATGAAAATACTGGGTATAACCCAATAAAGAATTCTCAGTCTGATACTGAGAATGTCAAGAAAGATGACGGAGCTACTGTTGTTAGGGGTATAGTGTATGGATTCACTAGGGATAGGAGGTTTACTCAAAACTTACCGGCTAGTAATAATCTGAATGATAATCCTTTATCTGATTTGTCTTTAGTCCTTGCTCCTACTCAATCCTACAATGATTCAGGAGTTGCTTTTATAGCTAATAGAGGTATTGATTGTGAGCGGGATAGCTGGCGAGGTATGGTAATCCCTGTTAATGATATTGTCAATAATAAAGCCATATCTAGCTGTGGGGAAGAGTTCTGTCAACTTTCTCTCACAATGAACCCAGCTAAAGATTATGTTAAAGTTTACCTTGACGGATCTTTAATTAGTGCATCCTCATATCAAGAAGTTTTTGGAACTACAAGAAGGGGCGACGTATTTAAAGCTCCCTCGGTGTATCAGGCAAACTCTTTCGAATATGCTTCTTCCATAGTAAGTTCTGAATCTGTAGAGGCACTTACAAAAGGTCCAAAACTAGATACATATTTCACTCCTTGGATTATTGGGGGTGGATACACAGATGGAAATCCTGAAGGAAACTTCATGGGGGGTATTTACGGTGGAAAGGTTAGTGGTCTTAGAGGTTACATAGGCTGCACTAGATTTTATTCTAAACCTTTACAGGATGAAGAAGTTCTAAATAACTTTAATGCAACTCAGAAGTTCTTTAAAAACATAGACTTAGATTAATATTATGCCAATATCTGATACTGTAACTCGTTATGGGACTGTGGCTCCTGATCAGTTTCAAAAGCCCGTGGTGGGTGAATCTGCTAAGT